CAAATTCAAGAAATTCCTTCAGATATAACAAAACTAACTGCAACCATACAAAACGTAGGTAATACAGACACAGTATACAAAGGCTTCATTTTTGAAATTGTAGAAAAACCTTTCTCCCCAACCCTAAATGAAAAAATAGGTCAAGCTAAGAATAAACAAGGTATTGTATTATTACAAACCCCACCATCCTTTACCCAGGATCCGCAGGTATTAATTGAAGAGTTAAAGTTTATTATTGATAGGGATAACCTAAAAGCAGATACAGGACCGGAGAATAACCCTGTACTACCAAACACAACAACACCTAAAGAAACTCCAAAAACAACCACCTTACCCCCTTCACCTCCACCTCCATCAGTAGATACAGAACCTTTAGGCTTCGCAGGTAAGTCAGTAGGAGAACAAGCTGGTATCCCTCGCGGATTAGGTAACTCTGAAGATATTTACGAATGGTCTGGCAATAGTTGGAATTTTATAGGAACTAGAGACATTTAATATTTATAAAAGATGGATACCAAATTATTTAAAAAACTCATCAAAGAAGCTGTAAAGGAAGCCATTCAGGAAGAAATGAAAGACATCCTATTAGAAGCAGTACGTGCCCCTAAGACAGTTATTCAAGAAAGTTATGCTTCACCAGTTCAAACTTTAGCAGGTACACCAACCGCTCCCTCTATTAATGCAAGAGATAAGTATAAAGAGTTATTAGGTGGAATGATGGAATCAAGAAACGGAAACATTTCAATGACTTCTAATGATGCTATAGGCTTCGGAGCTCAACCTGGATATAGACCGCCTGTAAGTGCAAATACGACTGGAGAAGGATCTTCCCTACCTCCTGGCGAAGTTAACCTAGACCAAATTATGGGTCTTATGAATAAGAAATAATGGCATTCGATTTTAAGAAGATATACCCGATAGATTTGATACCCAGCAAAGCTATTGGTGTAGGCCTCCCTTTTAATGGAGCAGCTGTCTTTAAACCTACATTTACCACTAAAGATTCAATTAGAGTAAATCTAATTAATTACCTATTAACAAACCCGGGTGAGAGAGTCTTTAATAGTTCCTTCGGTGGAGGTATTCGAAATTATGTATTTGAGAACATAACGCAAAGCTCTATTGATGATTTAGCTTCTTATATAGAAGCAACTATAGAAAGGTACTTTCCAAATATACAAGGAGAAGTTAAAATACAAACATCCCCAGATTATAATACTGTTTTTATAACTATAAACTATAGTATAATAAATACTGGATTAAACGATACACTACAATTAAGTTTAAACAATGGCTGAGAATAAAGATATTAAGTACTTCAATAGGGACTTCCAAGGGTTAAAAAACCTCTTAACCGATTTTTCAAAAACATACTTCCCTGACACCTACAACGACTTCTCACCATCTTCTCCCGGGATGATGTTTATGGAAATGTCTGCCTATATTGGTGATATATTATCTTTCTACCTAGATAACCAAATACAAGAGACATTTACCCAGTACGCTAAACAAACTCCTAGCTTATATACATTAGCTTATATGCTAGGCTATAAACCAAAAGTAACAAAAGCCTCTTCTGTAAGTATCGACTTTTACCAACAGCTCCCCGCAAAGTTGAGCGGCTCTACTTACATACCAGATTTCGATTATGCCTTGTCTTTTGGTCCGAACACCCAACTAAAAGCACCAACTGGTACCAACTATTTTCTAGTTCAAGACACTATCGACTTCACCTCTTCTAGCTCGTTAGATCCAACCGAGACTACAGTCTATCAAATCTCTGCAGGGAACCCACAGTATTACCTATTAAAGAAGTCTCGTAAAGCTATATCCGGACAAATACAAACAACAACCTTCTCATTTAACACCCCTCAATCTTTCCAAACCATCACAGTAAATGATACAGATATTATCCAGATTTTAGATATAATCGACTCTGATGGTAATACTTGGTATGAAGTTCCATACCTCGGGCAGGAAATGATCTATGTGCCTATTCAAAACACGAACACCAATAACCCCAATTACGCTTCAGGGGAGGCACCATACCTACTTACCTTACAAAAAGTTCAGAGACGTTTCGTAACACGATTCACTTCTACAGGTACATTAGAAATTCAATTTGGATCAGGAACGACTAACGATGTCGACGAAGTTATAACACCAAACGCTGATAATGTAGGTATAGGATTACCCTACGAACAATCAAAACTAACAACTGCATTTGATCCTACTAACTTCTTATTTACCGACACATACGGCATATCTCCTGCAAATACAACATTAACTGTTAGGTACTTAAAAGGTGGAGGAGTATCTTCTAATGTAGAAGCAAACAACATTACCTCTTTAGTAAGTACTGGAAATATAAATTTCTTAAATAGCAACTTAAACTCGACCACAGCAAACTATATCTTTAACACTGTAGCAGTAACCAACCCTATCGCCGCCTCAGGCGGGGGAGATGGTGATACCTTAGAGGAGATAAGACAAAACACATTAGTTGCATATCAATCACAACTCCGTAACGTAACTCCTAAAGATTACTTAATTAGAGCATTATCAATGCCTTCTAATTATGGATCGATTGCTAAAGCTTATGTAGAACCCACAAAAGCAGTTGATATTACACTACCTGGTCAAATACCGAGCACTCTAAACTTATATGTATTAGGTTACGACATAAATAAAAAACTAGTACAAACCTCTACAACAGTAAAAGATAACCTAAACACATACCTATCAGAATATAGAATGATTGGAGATACTGTTTCTATAAAAGATGGATTTATTATTAATATAGGAGTCGATTTTGAAGTTGTGGTAAGACCTAACTTTTCAAGCACAGAAGTATTATCGAACTGCCTAGCAGAACTAAAAACTTTTTTTGCAACTGAAAATCAACAATTTAACCAACCTATCGTATATAGAGATTTATACCTACTCTTAGATAAAGTATCAGGTGTACAGACGGTTAAAAATGTAAATATCACCAGCAAAGTAGGATTAGCTTTAGGATATTCAGAATATGCTTATGATATAAACTCTGCAACTCAATCAGGGATTGTATACCCTTCATTAGATCCTATGATTTTTGAAGTTAAATATCCCGATACGGATATTAAAGGTAGGGTAGTTTCTCTATAATTCCTATTTATAACAAATGGCTGTTTATAAACTCTTCCCAGAGAAAGATGCTACCCTGTATAGCGAGTACCCGGCAATGAATACCGGGATAGATGAAATATTGGAAGCAACTACTTCTAAAACATTAGCTGAAGTACCGGTAGTTAGTAGGTTTCTTATAAAATTCCCACAAAGCGATATTGTAGATATAGTAAATAATAAAGTAACTGGGTCTATTGCTACATACTTAAAAACATACATAGCAAAAGTAGAAGGACTAGCTCAAGACACTTTAATATATTGCTACCCCGTATCCGGTTCATGGCAAAACGGCACCGGGAAATACCTAAACAGTCCTGCTACTGAAAACGGAGTAAGCTGGGTCTTTAGAACAACATCCGGTTCTGCAGCATGGCAAACAACATCCTTCAATACCGGAGCTACTGGGTCATGGTCTGGTTCTAACTCAGGTGGAGGTAACTGGTATACAGCATCAGCATACGCACAAAGTGCATCTTTCCAATACAGGAGCACCTTTGATATTAACTACAATGTAACTAATACAGTATTAGCTTGGTACAGTGGATCAATAATTAATGACGGTTTTATACTAAAACAAGAAGATGGAGCTGAATTTAATCTAGATAGATTAGTAGAATTTAAATACTTCTCAGTAGACACTAACACCATATACCCTCCCGAACTAGAATTCAGATGGAACGACTATTCATTTAATACTGGATCATCTACACAAACTATTATACAAGATCCACAGCTAGTTATATCAATATCAAATAATGAAGGAACTTACGAACCGGAAGCTATCCAGAGATTTAGATTAAACTCTCGACCGCAATACCCTGCTAGAATATTTACCACTAGTTCTTTCTATACAACAAACTACTACCTTCCAACTTCATCATATTGGTCTCTAGTAGATCTTGATACCAATGAAATTATTATTGATTTTGATACGACCTATACTAGGATAAGTGCAGACGCTACTAGTAGTTATTTTAACATCTATATGAATGGTTTAGAGCCAGAAAGGTACTATAAACTCTTATTTAAAGTTATACTAGGAGGAAGCACTCAAATATTAGACGATAGTTACTACTTTAAAGTAATAAATAAATAATGAGCGAAACAGTAAATATAGAAATTATCGGTTATAGTAGATCTGAACTAGCTAAGACTATTAATACAGAGTTCTCAGAACTCATTACACCTACAACTACATCTGCAACTACAACACCCCTGCCCACAGTTTCAGAATTTTTTCAATACTACCAAGACTTATTCTTTCAAATACCGAAAAACGGTGAAACAAACTCACACGAATACCTAGTGAAGACGAGTGGAGAGTACATAGGGGGAGCACAAACTAACGAAGATATTTTAGCTCTGCAAAAAGAAATAACACAATTACGTCAAGATAATTTGGAATTTCAACAAAGTTTAATTAATTTACAACCCGTAACTGGATCTCAACCATAATGGCAACACCTGTAGTTTTCCCAATCTTACCTTTAAATATAGAAGGTCAGGAATTAACCCCTGCAGATGCAAGTTCTATAACGAGTGTAACTATACAGAACAGTTTCGATACTATTACGGATTTTATAGAGGCTTATCTCTACGATATCAACGGTAATATTATAACTAGATTAACAACTAACTATTCTGTAACCAGCGGTATCATCTCTGGTAGCACAGTGACTGAGTTAAACCTAGACCCAGCGTCTGACCTAATAAAAAATAATTACACCCAGGGTGAATACAGTGTTAACTATAATTTTTTAAGCTCCTTCCTACAAGGAAACCCGCTGTTCAAAATTCAAGAAATCTCAAGCACACGTACTGAGATCAGAGTAAATAATTCTGGATTTAATACAAAACAGTTACAAGCAACTTCTGAAATTATAAGTTCTTTTTTAAATTCAACACCAACCTTTCAAGGATACTATTTAGATTTTGGATTAGATAATATACTATTAGGGGTAAATATCGCTTCTGATGAAACCTCATTGCTAGTAAAGCTGTATGAACCTTTACCAGATCTTTATGATATTAATAGTAGTTTTAATTTTGTAAAAAAGAAAGCAGAGCCTGTTGCATATTCAATAACCTTCCCTCAAGAAGAAGTACCTATTACACCTGGGCCATACCTCAAGGGTCCTAATTTTAACATTGGCAGTTCACAAAGAACCAACACCTCTACAAATTACCAAACTCAAGAAAGTTTATTTAGTAGCAGTATTGCCTTAACTAACCAATTAAGGAGTGTATTAGTTGAACGTAGAGTAGAATTAAATACTGATTATACAGACTTTTCAAATTTTATATTTTTTAGCTCTGCACAACAACGCTTAGAAAATTTTTATTATAAAGCATCCCTAATTGAAGATTACACCAACCAAATCACTATATTAAACACCCTCAGTGCAACTACAGAAGTCTCTGCTAGTAAAGCTGTTTATCAAGAAAAAATAAATAGTTTAATCTTAAACTTTGACGGGTATGATTATTTTTTATATTTCGATTCCGGATCAAAATCATGGCCGAAATCAAATAATACTAAACCATATACGCTTTACGGAACAGGATCAATAGAAGTATTAACCTGGTATACTGCACAAATAAATT